TCAACCTCTTGATTAATGTTACGAGGTGTGTGAGAAATTGCACCATAGATAGAGCCGCATACCGCATCTGCCAGGTCCTTAGAAAGCTTTCTCGGGTGGTCTACCCTGTTGTTCTTCGTAATCTTAAGCTCTGAAAGTTCTTCAAACAACAAGTCAATTGCTGGCATAGCAAGCCTATCCTCATAAATAAGCATTGCCATATCTTCGTAATGCTTCTTTGCCACAGAGACAGTATCGGTCCTCATGCCTACCTGCTTTAGTTCATTCTGGATATCGAATGACTGCCATCTATCGAAGCTCACGAGTCCGATATTAAACCCTAGCCTTCTAAGGTTTTGAATCCACTGCTTAACTTCTGAAAGATTTACTGGCCCTTCTATTTTAGGTTCCCACCATGCCACGGCATCGACAACTACCACTGGAGCTACCTGCTCGTAATCCTTGATGACCTGTATATTAACCCACTTCTCTACGTGAGCAATTGCTACGGCACACTTGTCATGCTTCTGTGCAAGGTCAGCATGGACATAATAAATCTTCTCTGGGTCTGGCTGAAATGTTTCTTCAAATCTCCTAAATGAGTCTAGTGGATTCCTAAGACTCATTGCTTGTCGAACCTTATCTGTCTGCTTAAAAAATCTATCTGAGGTAAACGTGGGAACACATGCGAATCTTTGCATTGCGTCTCCCATGTCAGTATAGAATGCCAATTTAAAGTCATCCACCTTGCGTGTTGGATTGACTACCCATGTTGGTCGTTTGAGAGCAAACATTCCTGGGTACTTGTAACTAAGGATGATATCTTCTTCCCATTGAATCTCTAGGCTATTGCCTTCAGAGTCTTCTGGGAGATCAGGATTCATAACAAACTTGTGAGTCTTTGTGATTACTTCTTTTTCTGCAATCACAGCATCATATCTTTGTGATATAAAGTCTCCTGGAAAGCGTGGAAATGATAGGAGAGCTACCTTGCCATAATCTGGAAAGCGGGAATCTACAGATGCACGGAATGCCTTGTAGATATTGTCTGCGGTCTTACCCTGGTCATTGCCAGTTCCAATCTCAGTTGCAAATCCAGATATCTCATCCAGAACTGCCAGGAGGAGGTTAAGCCCCTCGTGCGACTCTCTTTCTGAATGACCAGAATAAACAGTGATTGCATGATCAAATTCGATACTATCAGCCTTTGCATAAAACCTGCCAGCGAACCAAGGTGACCTTTCAATCTTGGACTTAAAGCCCTTGAAGAAAACGTTCTTAGCCTGCTGAGCATTAATAGCAACGTTAATAATGTCAATGGCGTCTCCAGAAGGCTTACCGAAATATCTGGCTGGATCTTTCAAGCATAGTAACTTGTATACGATATAGCTGCAGGCTACAGTTGAAGTAAAGTCCTTGCCACTACCCTTGCCTAGCTGTAGGATTATCTCATTCTTTGTATACTTCTTAAAGTAACGAGTGCCTTCAGTAGAACCCATAATCCTTGCTAGATCTTCTTGCTTATATATTTGACTCATGGCCTCTACAATGTCATACTGCACATCTGAAAGTGGTGGCTGACCCAAGTAGGCTTCGCCCTCAACAAAAGTTTTGGCGTCTACTGGAACCTCTGCAAATGGGGTGTCTTCTAATGCATCTAAAAAATCATCAAACATATTAATTTACAATCGTTATCGTTTGGTCTGGTCTAGTAACAGAGCTAAGCCTTTTCATAATTTTGTCACGAACCTCGGGGTGTTCAGTAGCGATATCTTTAAGAATATTAATTAGCATCTGTTGCTTTTCCTCTATTGCTACCATTTCTTCAGCAAGCTCTTTATTCTCAAGCAGTCCAGCTTTTTGCAGCATATCTATCCTTCTTGACTCTAGGTCCATGACGAGCTTTATACCGCCAGTCTTTGCGCCTAGATTAGCTGTAGTTGTTGCCTCATCAATGACTTCGTAAGCTTTTTCGATAAGCCTACTATAGTGTGTGTCAGCTGCCACCAGTGCTTCTTTTGCACGTGCACGAATAGCCGCATTGTCTGCGGCCATGAGCTTCCATTCATCTAGATAAGCAACCACTTTCTGTCTTGGTATTGCAAGCTCTTTCGATATCCTTGTCGGATCGCTACCCTTAAGATATTCACCAACAACCTTGTTTACGATATCCAAGTGATTAATTAAATCTTGTTCAGTATCATTGGGCACGTTTTGCCCTCTTTCCTTTTTGTGGAACCCTCTTAATTCTGTCCTTGCTGAATGCACGGAATTGCTGAGGCTTACCCCTGAAGATTTCAAAGACGTCTATCCAGCTAGACCCGGTCTCATCATTAGTTGTTAGACCACGAACCTTAAACCTCACACCATGCTCTCCACGAACCTTTACGATATCTCCAGCTTCTATAACGAAGCCATCTATATCAAAACTTGGGACTGTGCTAAACTTTGATTCTGCCACTGGGGCTCTGTTGGCTCTTCTAGCCATTATACTCTCTCCTTTGCTATCTTCAATAATACTAGATATCCTATTAAGTCGTCGATGTCATTGTCTCCTGGCCAGTCATGACCATTCTGAATTCGGGATAGCTTGTCATCAATGCGAACCAGTATCTGCTCTACGTTATCTGACTTTGAAAATACCCTTGTGGGGTGCAGAGCCGAATCTCCATATGACCTGTTCTTAGAAATTAGTAGATCCCTAATGGAGTTTGATACTCTCTCTATATCTTTCTCAGTCTGTACAGTCATAGTGTCCTCTCCGCTCTAACTCTTGTATAGCAATTCCTACAAGTTGTGTAAGTCATTCCAGTAAATGGACATGATGCAGAATCTGCGTCCTCGTGAGTGCAGCTTATTCTTTGCCAAAATCCTTTAGCTATCTTTATAAAATGCCTAAACACCTTCATCTACGTGATTTCCTTAATCCGAACTTGGCTAAATAAACGTATATTGTTTCTACGCTTGTACCACATTCTTTTGAAATTTCTTCTGGTGACTTCTTGTCTACATGATAGCGTTTACGAAGCCAATTTTCTGATGTGTATAGTTTAGCAGACGCCATATTACTTGTCAACCTTCATCCAGTTATTAATTGCATAGTGGCCAATACCAACAGCATCGGCTACGTCGTTATCATCTATGTTTGTATCATAAATAATATTGACTAAGTTAATGGTTCTTTGCTTTCGGAAATCACGTTCTTGGTTCTTGTACCAGGAGTCAGACTTCTTTGGGTGTTCTTTTCTTAGCTTAAACTTATCTTCTTTGGTTAGCTTTCCGTTACCCAGAAATATCTGCCAAGTTATTGGATTGATAGATCCAGCTAGCCTTATGCCGTTTTGAGCTGCAGCCCCTAGCAGGGCTCCTTGAACCAAAGCTAGGTCTGCCTGAGTCTTAGGCGAGTTCATGAAAACGGTATGCTCAATTATTATTGCATCTATTTCAAACAGTTTAAAGAATGATACACATTTCTTTGCAGCGTCGGCCACTTTAGAATAAGTATTCAAGCCTTTAAAATTAATTTTACCTGTATGAGTTAAAGTCTCTCCATCGAATATTGCAAAAGCTAGGCTATTCGTGCTGGCATCTATAGAGCAGACTTTCTTAGGGGCTGGATTAATCTTCGACAGGTTTACCATTAGAATACCCCCGTATCTTTTTGATAGTCTTATAAACTTCTTTTGGGTCTATTATGCAAACTTGACAAAGCTTTTCATTATTATATGCAGAAAGTTTGCCACCACAAGAGTTACACTTCTTAGGATTTTCTTGAAGTTTTTTACGCCTAATGATGGCATACCTTTCAGCAATTTTTTCTCTAGTTGCAAGCTCACGACACCCTACAGAGCAATAGATCTGATAAGATATCTTTGTTTCAAAGTGGTTATCGCACCAGCTACAATGCTTGTTTTTCATCAATGGGCTCCAGGGAATTGATCTTTACATCTCCCTTGCCAGCATTGTCACAAGTTGCCCTTAGTGGGCATGTCTTGCAAATTTTAGAATTAGCCCTGTAGTTTTTCTCTGGAAGCTTTTTATCTTCCCAAGTCTTTCTTACAGTCCTCATCCAATCGAATGTCTGGTTTACCCACCGAACATAATAATCATTAATTTCTACTGGTAATATCAGTAGCTCATGATTATTTTTATTTTCATAAATAAGAACTGCCTTAGTCTTATTTAGAATCTTCATGTATATAAGAAGCTGTACTAGGTGGCCTGCCTTTGGCTTGCCTACCTTCTTACGATACTCAAAACCTTCCATTGGCATGGTCTTAATCTCTCCAAGAAGGTCCTCTCCAGCCCAACTAAGCATGACATCTCCGTAACCGAAGATAGGAGGGTCTTGAGTAATGACTTTAAACTCTGAGTCTATCAGGAAGCCTGGTACATTCCCCATGGCTTCTTGGATGCGCTCGTGAGACTTAGTCCCAGCAGTCATATTGGCTCCGCCATAAGCATCTGCATTGTCTTCGAAGGTGGTACCCTCAAAAGCAAGGTACCAGTAACGAGGACACTCTCCG